ATCAGAAGGAACGGTAAAGCTAGGCACCGTCGGCGCAGATACCGCCATCGGCGAAATCCGTTCTTTCACAATCTCAGAAACCGCTGACACGATCGAGAACACAACGATGGGTCTTACAAGCCGCACATATTCGGTCGGTCTTAAGACCTTTTCGGGTTCCGTCGAGTGTTATTTCGACCCAGATGACGCGAAACAGGATGAAATGGTTGCCGGTGCTTCACTGACGCTAACAGCCTATCCAGAAGGTTCAGACAGCGCTGACCAGTACATCAGCGGGTCAGTCATCATTACATCAGCCGACGTTTCATCGTCAGCCGACGGAATGGTCGAGGCTTCATTCTCATTTCAAGGAACGGGCGCAGTAACACGCGGCGCGGTGTAACTGGATGAGTTTGGGCGCACAAATCGCTGCGCGGCGCAAAGAGCAAAGGCGGGTCATCGAAGTTCAGCAATGGGCAGAAGATGACGCGCCGATGCTGCTTTATGTTGGTGCCATAACTGCTGGTGACATTGACAAGCTGCAACGCAAGCACAAAAATTTCCTAAATGATATGACGATCGCCGGAATGGTTGATTTGATTATTATGAAGGCAGAAATCGAGGATGGTTCACGCGCTTTTACGCTGGAGGACAAAGCGATATTAATGCGGGAACCAGTGGCTTTGATTAGCGACATAGCTGGGCAGATGTTTGGCGATGTTGTTGATATTGAGGAAGCTGAAAAAAACTAAAAAGCGATCCGCTGCGGCTAAATATGATGGCCTTGGCTGATCGCCTACATAAGACACAAGCAGAGATCGAAGAATTAACGCTTGATGAAATGAACGAATGGTTCGCTTACTTTAGGATTTTGCAAGATGGCACAGAATAAACTCCAGATTGTAATTGCGGCCAAAGACACGACCGGCAAAGTGTTTAGGGGTCTTAATCGCGCACTTGCCGGTGTCGGGCGTTCCATCCTCAATATGAAATCGGCGCTTGTAGGGTTGGCCGGCGCTGCTGGTTTGGGCCTGCTTATCAAGTCATCGCTGGATAGCATTGACACGCTAGGCAAAACGGCCTCAAAGCTGGGCGTCACAACTGCCGAATTGCAAAAACTCCGATATGCTTCCGAACTTGCTGGCGTTCAAACGCGCACAGTCGATATGGCTGTTCAGCGCTTCACCCGCAGGCTTTCAGAGGCAGCGATTGGAACCGGCGAAGCAAAAGACGCGCTGATTGAACTAGGGTTGAATGCGCGTGAATTATCGCAGCAGCCGCTTGAAGATCAGATGTTGGCGCTGGCGTCTGCGTTTGAAAAAGTTGAAAGCAATGGCGACAAGGTGCGGCTTGCGTTCAAGCTGTTCGATAGCGAAGGCGTCGCGTTCATTAACACATTGCAAGGCGGCACTGCGGCGTTGCAGGAAATGTTTGACGAAGTTGATGATCTGGGCATCGTTCTGTCATCCAAAGCTGTCAAAGGCGTTGAAGATGCAAACGACAGTTTCACCAGATTGTTGTCGCTGTTCAAAGGTGTGCGTGACAGCGTTGTGAGCGCACTTGCACCGGCTTTTCGCACACTTGCTGACAGCATACGCACAACCGTCATTGACGCTATACCAAAAGGGGCGGGCGGGATTGAAAAGTTTGGCCGCGATTTAGCGCTAACGATTATTGGCATATTTAAACGTGGCGCGGAAGCAATACAAGCGTTCACCAACGAAACGATCCGGCAACTGAACCGCGTGATCGAGTTTTCAAAATCAGCGGGTGAGGCGCTGGGCATAGATTGGGCTAAAAAACTACAGCCGTTAAATGTGAAAGATTTGGGCCTTGTAGGTGTGTTCGAAACTTTGGAAGAAGAAATAAACGCAACAGGCGCAGCGTTTGAACGCACAAACAAATCCGGCAAAGATTTCGCAAAGACTGGCGAAAATATCAAAGAAACATTCGACAAAACATTGATGAGCCTAAAAGATGTCAAGTTGAACGGCGTGAACGCGCTTGAAGATGCGCTGGTCAGCGTGATCGACCGTACGTCGTCGGTTAAAGATGCGTTCAAGTCGATGGCGCGATCAATCATCAGCGATTTGATACGGATGCAAATCCAGCAGAGCATCACTGGCCCGCTTGCGAGTTTTATGGGTTTCAACGTCGGTGGATCGTCGCCCAGCGGTAAGGCCATTGGCGGGCCAGTGCAAGCCGGTCAGCCGTATGTCGTGGGTGAACGTGGCCCAGAAATGTTTGTGCCTAATCAAAGTGGCTCGATCGTGCCAAATGGCCGTATGGGTGGTGGTGGCATCGTCGTCAATCAAACAGTCAACATATCAACAGGCGTTCAGCAGACTGTTCGCGCAGAAGTGATGCAAATGTTGCCGCAAATCAGCAACGCGGCAAAAGGTGCCGTTTTGGACGCTAGGCGGCGCGGTGGATCATTCGCAGCCGCGTTTTAGGAGTGAACAATGGCCATTTCGTATCCGTTAGCGTTTCCGACAGTAACAGGCGTTGCAGCGGTGACATTGCGAGGCGTCAACGCTGTCGCGATTAGTCAAAGTCCGTTCACGTTCAAGCAACAGGTCATAGCGCATCAGGGACAGCGTTGGGAAGCGGAAATTACACTGCCGCCACAGAAACGCGCCACAGCGGAAACGTGGGCGGCTTTTCTTATGTCTTTGCAGGGATCACGCGGCACGTTCCTAATGGGCGATCCTAACGCAACGACAGCGCGTGGCAGCGCATCAACGACAGCAGGCACACCAGTCGTAAACGGAGCAAGCCAGACAGGTCAGTCGCTAACTGTTGAGGGGTTGCCCGCATCTGCTACTGGCTATCTGTTGGCAGGTGATTACATTCAGTTAGGCGGCGGCTCATCTGCCACACTTCATAAAGTGCTGCAAAACGTAGACAGCAACGCATCAGGGCAGGCAACAATCGAGTTGTGGCCCTATGTGCGCACATCACCGGCTGACGGTGCGACCATCCTTGTCAGCAACGCGCAGGGTGTGTTTAGGCTCACAAGCAATCAAGCAGACTGGTCGATCAACAGCGCGAGCGTTTATGGCATCAGCTTTGCCGCTGTTGAAGCGGTGTCCTAATGTCACGCGAGATAGGAACCGGCATTGCTACAGCATTAGAAGCAAACGAGATACAGCCGTTTTTCGGCGTGCAACTATATCTTGACAGTCAGCCGTTATATTTCTGGACAGGGCTGGGTGATCTGACGATAGGCGGCATTACATATTTGGGAACTGGGCAGTTTTTAAGCATTAGCGAAATGGAAGAAACCGCAGAAATTGCAGCAAAAGGCGCTGTCATTACGTTGTCGGGCATTCCCAGCAACCTAATATCGCTTGCCATAACAGAGCCATATCAAGGCCGCATTTGCAAAATTATGTTTGGCGCGATTGACGCTAACCGCGAATATTTGCTGGCAGAGGATGGCAGCTATATTTTGCGCGAGGATAGCGGAAGGATTGACATTACTTCCGGCGAGGCAACGCCAGCGGTTGAACTATTTAGCGGCTACATCGACAGAATGGACATCGACGAAGGCCCAGACACATCAACAATCGCGATCAGCATTGAAAGCCGGTTGATTGATTTAGAACGTGCCAGAATTTTTCGCTTCACAGATCAAAGCCAGAAATCACGGCACCCCAACGATAGAGGTTTAGAGTTTGTTGAGGATTTGCAGGACAAACAATTCAATTGGGGGCGCGGTTGAGGCTAGATGATTGGGAAAACCGACTAGATTGTTACATCGAAGAAATGCGGCATAAGCCGTTTCGTTGGGGTGATAATGATTGCCTAGCGTTAGCAAGTGGCGCAATCATTGCGCAAACCGGCACTGATTTATTTGGCGATTGGTTTGGCACTTACAGAACGGAATGGGGCTGTCTTTTAAACTATAAAAAACAACTGAAACGCATCAATTGTTGTGACATTATTGAGGCTGTAGACCAGCGGATGCAGCGGTCTGATGTTTGGTTGCCATCCAGAGGTTCCATAGTTGGCAGATCGGATGGATTGGGATCGTCGGTTATGTCGATTGCATTTGGCGTTGTCGTATCTGACAAAATTGCTTTTTTGGGTTATGATGGTTTGTTGTTTGAGCCAGTGAAGCACAGTGATATTTTTTGGGGCGTATGATGAAACGGCTTCTGTTGAAATCTACAACTTTTCTGACATCAGCGGCCATCATTGCATTGTTACCAGATCAAGCCCACGCTGCTCCAGTTATTGTCGCCGCTGCTCTCAGCGCGGCAGCGTCAACAGCAGCCGCATATGTTGCAGGAACAATCGCGTTTTCTGCGGTTGCTGGATACTTTGCGACATCCTTTTTATTGTCTGCTGGCTTGCAGTTGGCACTAAATTCGCTGGCACCAAAGCCGCGATCATCGGGAAACTTACAAGCCGGTCAATCAGCGATATTAGTGAGCGGCACTTCGCCAATTGCTGACCATCAAATAATTTATGGGCGCACCAAAGTCGGCGGGGTGATTGTTTTCAAAGAAGCGACAGACAACAACAAATTTTTGCACGTTGTCACAGCGCTGGCTGGTCACGAATGTGAGGAAATCGAAACTGTTTACTTTAATGACGAAGCGCTGACGCTTGATGGTGATGGCGAAGTAACCGCGCCTAGTAAGTACGTTGGTAAAGCGCGCATCAACAAGCATTTGGGCAGCACGACGCAGACTGCTGACGACGATTTGGTTGCAGAGAGTAATGGCAAGTGGACACAAGATCATCGTTTGCAGGGCATTTGCTATATATACACGCGGCTGGAGTTTGACGCTGACGCTTTCCCGAACGGTGAGCCAAATGTAACAGCGCTGGTAAAAGGCAAAAAGGTCTACAATCCAAACACAGCATCAACAGAGTGGTCAGCAAATTCAGCATTGTGTTTGCGCGATTATTTAGCATCAAATTATGGATTAAATTCGGAAAGCGATGAAATTGACGACACACTGATGATAACAGCGGCTAATATTTGCAATGAGGACATTGCATTGGCAAGTGGTGGGACAGAAGATCGTTACACAACAAATGGCGCGATTACAACAGGCAGCAAGCCAGCAGAAACGCTAGATGCGCTGTTGCGATGTATGGGCGGGACGTTGTGGTATGCACAAGGCAAGTGGCGGGTCAAAGCTGCGGCATATATCACGCCATCCGTCACGTTCACAGAGGACGATCTGCGGTCAAATGTGACGATCCAGACGCGCCACAGCCGCAGGGATAACTTTAACATCGTGCGCGGCACGTTTAGAGGTGAGGAAAGCAACTGGCAGTTTAGCGATTTCCCGCAAGTCAAATCAACTGCATTTATCGAAGCAGATGGCGGTGATGAAAGTGCAATGGATCTGGAAATGGGCCTTGTCGCGTCGTCAACTACAGCCCAGCGTATTGCGAAAATTGCGCTTTACCAAAACCGCGAACAACTTACAGTATCCGCATCGTTCGGATTGCGGGCGATGCAAGTGCAAGTCGGCGACGTTGTGAATTTTACGAACACACGCGCAGGATTTAGCGACAAGCCGTTCGAAGTGGTCAACTGGGTTTTTGCGCCGGACGGCAACGGCAACATCATCATAAATATGACACTACGCGAAACATCGTCGGCGGTTTACGATTGGTCAGCGGAAGAAACAGCATTCGAAGCAAACAACACCGTTCTGGCTGATCCGTTTGACGTGCCGCCGATCGGTTTGAATGTTAGCAGCGAAGCCCGCATCATCAACGAACATTTGACAAACGTGATAAAGGCAACAGTTACAGCCGACGCGCCCGAACGAATTGACAACGTCGAAGTGCAGTTTAAGAAATCGACGGACAGCGTGTTTATTTCTGCTGGGATTGGCGATTTGGGCGAGTTCGAAGTGATTGACGTGCAAGATGCTGATTATGATATTCGGGCCAGAGCGATTAACACTTTCGGCATTAAAGGCGATTTCGTCAGCCGCACAAATGTCACAGTCGAAGGGCTGTCAGACCCGCCTGCCGACGTTAGCAATTTCAGTTTCAACGTGTCGTCTGCGGGCATACATCTTGAATGGGATGCTGTGCCGGATCTGGATCTGTCGTTTTATCGCATTAGGTTCACGCCATCTGAAACAGGCGCGACGTTTGCAAACGCAACGACAGCGGTCAACAAAGTCGCACGTCCAGCCAACAGCGTCACGGTGCCGCCACGATCCGGCACCTATATGATAAAGGCGTATGACAAATCAGGGAACCAGTCAGCAGGCGCGGCCAGCGTTGTCATTCGCGCGGAAGATTTGGACGTTTTCACAAATACGCTGACACAGACAGAACACACCGCTTTCAGCGGCAGCAAAACAGGTTGCAGCGTTGTCAGCAATCGGTTGAGGATCACAGATCCGTCATCAGCGCCAACAACAGCCACATATGATTTTAGCAACTACATTGACACGTCATCCGTTAGAGTTGCCCGGGTGAATATGGATGTGAAGGTGTTGCGGGTGAACGACGCAGCGACCGACACGTTCGACACGCTGACTGGCTTGTTCGACAGCTTGCCAGCACTGTTTGATGATTTGACCGGCGGTTCGTCATTTGCTGACGTTGACGTGGTGCAATTTGTCAGCACGACAGACGATGACCCAGCGGGGTCGCCATCGTGGTCAGCTTATAAGCGTTTTAAGTCGGGTGACCTAAGTGGACGGGCTTTTCGGTTTAGGGTAGAATTGCAATCGACAGCCGACGACGTGACGCCTGCGATTGAGGAATTGGCTGCAAAGGTGAGATATAACTAATGGCAACGCACGATTATGTAATCGACAATCAGACCACACCAGCATTTCGGTCTGATCTCAACAACGCACTAGCTGCTATTGCATCGAACAATAGCAGCGCCACTGCGCCAGCAACTACATATGCAAATATGTGGTGGATGGATACAGCCAATAATTATCTAAAAATCCGCGACAAAAATGATGCCAACTGGATCATCGTTGCGGAGATGGATGTTACAAACAGCCGCGTTAAGCTGATATCCGACAGCCTCAAGGCGGCATCTGGTGGCGGGATTGATGTGCTGAATAGCAGCGGCACGAAGATCATCGACCTTGCGATTGCATCGCAAGCAACGGCAGAAGCGGGGACAAATAACACAGAGTTGATGACACCGCTGCGCGTCAAGCAGTCAATTGATGAAAACGCGGTTGCATATCCGCAAGTCATCACAATCAGGACCAGTGGCAACTATACGATCCCATCGGGTGCTGTTGCGGTGCTGATCCGCGCATCTGGCGCTGGCGGTGGCGGGTCTACTGCTTTTGCATCTGGCGGCGGTTTGGGCGTGGCTAATGGCTCAGACGGCGGCAACACTACGGTCACCAACGGCACGTTAAGTATTGCCGTGACGGCAACTGGCGGGCGGTTTGGCGAATATACAACCAGCGGCGCGATGCAAGACATCATCAGCGGATCGACTGGCGGTGATGTTTTAAACGCGCAGGGCGCAGCAGGTGGTCGAAGCCGCGCGGGTGCTGGTGGTAATTTTACCTATGATGGACCGCCAGATAACGGAATGGCTGGCAATGTCGTGCAAAAATATGTCACTGGGTCAAACGTAGGCGGTCAGACGCTAACCGTTAGCTACGGCGCGGCTGGCTCTGCTGGTGATAGCAATTCAACTGCCGGTCAAGCCGGTTATATAGAAATTACGGTGTGGTGATATGGCTGACAAAAAGATATCAGAATTAGACGCAATTTCAGGATCAGCCACGGCATCGGACGATCTTTTTTTGATCGTGGACGCCAGCGGTTCGGTGACAAAGAAGATCACCCGCGCCGAACTGAACAACGCTATCGAACAGGATGTGCTGTCAACGGTGGACATCAACGGCGGCACAATCGACAGCACTGTAATCGGCGGGGCAACACCAGCGGCGGGTGATTTTACAACGCTTGTCGCAACTGCGCTTGATTTAGGTACAAATAACCCACGCATACGCTTTGATGATAGCGACACTAGCAACAATGGCGAGGTTACGTTGGATAACAATTCGCTTCGTATTGAAATAGACGAGGACAATGTTGTTGCCTCTAGTGCAATCCACTTTAGGGTTGATGGTGATAATAAAGTTACTGTAAATGAATCGGG